TCTTAGACGATGGTCTGCGAAAAATCAGCCCAAAAGCATGGAGATTGGCAAAACAGGTTACCGATAGTAGCATTACATTCGAGCAGGTAGTGTCCGTTGAGGTTGCTAAGACCCCAACCCGTGTCTACGATTTGGAAGTGCCCGCGAACACCCAGTTCTATGGGAATGGTATCCTGTGCCATAACACGGTTACGGCAACTGCGTTGGCGTGTCGGTTGCAGAAGAAGACCCTGTTCATTGCAAGCCAGAGGGATTGGTTGATGGGGTTCCAGGAGACCTTCATTGGCTCGAAGACCCAAGCCCCACTTACTGACCTAGATCCAAAACGCATCAAGTTGTGTAAGACTCTAGCAGACTTCGAGTCCCACGATATCTGCCTGGCTACGGTGCAGACATTCTACTCGGAGAACGGACAGAAGCTCTTGGCTAAAATCCGAGATATGTTTGAAGTCATCATCGGGGATGAGATCCACACAGGCGCGGCTGACAAGTACATCCGTATCCTGTCCAAGCTGAACGCGAGGTACATGCTTGGACTGAGCGCAACTCCATCTCGCAAAGACCTTAAGATGGTCCTGGTTGACAACGTGGTCGGCCCGATCATTCATGAGGTCATAGTAGAGGGTATGCGCCCCCACCTGAGACTCACCCGTACAAAGTACAGCAAGGACTACAAGGGCCAGGTGCCATGGACGCGCATGGTCTCGAGCCTGGAGAATGACGTGGGTAGGTTGAAACTTATTGCTGAGTGGGTGTTGAAAGACGTTGCGGCTGGGCACATGGTCATGATACCAATGGCAACCGTAAAGCCTATTCACAAGTTGATCAAGCTCATAAACGATAAAGCCGGGAAGATTATCGCGTACCCTTTTGTGGGAGGCCTGCGCAAAGAGGTGCGTGACGATACCATTCAGAAGGCTCGGGAATACAAGATCAAGGTCTTAATCGGGACCTCAAAGATCATGTCCACTGGAATCAACATACCACGAGCCAGTTGTCTCTACGAGCAAGCACTTTCGAGCAACAAAGAGAACGCTACCCAACGTATGAGACGCGTGCTCACTCCTATGGAGGGTAAGCCAGAACCTGTAATACGATATTTCTTAGATGACTTCAATGTACGTAGGAATTGCATCCGGACGGAGTATTTCCAAGTCATGCTGCCTGACATGAAACCGATCATGGATGACAAAACTAGAGACGCTATGAAAAAGTATTTGAACGAAAAGTCAGGAGCAGGGAATGCAAGATTCTTCGACCTCTAACCGGAAGAAGCTAAGGATTCGAGTAGCGGACAAGAAGCTTCTTTCCGGTGTTGTGCATGGCTCTGTTTGGAGGCAGGGTGACTTCTACTGGGAGCCTTCGGCGTTTGTCATAGAAAGCCAACGACTCGAGAACAAGATTGTGGAAGCTGACATCCAGCGTGAGAGTCTGGAGAAGTTCATCGCAGACCCAACTAGGGCCATGATCTACATTGTTGCGGGGAACCCAGACGATAGCAGAGCTAAATACTTTGCTGCCTTCCTAGCGTACCATCACAAGATGAAGATGCAACATCGGGCTGATATCCACTGGGAAGCGGTGTTCGGCGGCTTCGATAACGCGATCCTACGCAAGGACATTGAGCCGTCGATGCTCATCATAAGCAACCTGGCCGAGAACAGCACAGCAGTGAAGATCGAGAAGACCAAAGACCTGCTCGAGAGGTGGCCTAACATCCCTAGAGTTGTTGTGTGCTCCGGAGAAGATCCAATCAGCTTTGCTGCTACCAAGCTCTACGTCCCGTGCCACGGCCTAGCCTATTTTGGCTCGAAGCTCAGTAAGTCTGTTCAAGAAGTTATTTGATGTCACAAAAGATTGTTTCCCCACGCAGTGAGCTCACCGTTCTCCGAGGTATTACCCACAGGAATAAGAAGATCGCAGGTACTATCCTTGGGTCTATCGACGACTCGTACTTTGACAGCCCCGAGTCAGTCGAGCTTCTAGCAGCCATGAAGAAGCACCTGACCGAGACCGGTGAAGCGCCTACTTACAAGTTGATGATCGATGACCCTGAGATCAGCTCTGAAGCACGATCGTTCTTTCGCGATAGCGAAGCCACTATCCAGTCGACTGAGGAAGCACACAAGGCTGTGCGCATCCTGAATCGTTACCGCCAGGTGCGTGCCCTGTACTCGATGGCCGCTAACATTGACCAGAACATGCAGAAGGGTAAGATTGACCTTGATGGTATGTTGGAAGAGGCCAGCAAGACTATATCCCAAGCGCGGAGTGGGAAGGCCACCAAAGACTCGTTCCTGCACTTTGGCCGTAACAACAGCTCGATGGATCTAGTTAAGGATTTGATCTACAACGATCAAAACGACGACACTATCCCAACTGGTATCAAGCCATTCGATGCTCAGTCTGGTGGGTTGATGCGAGGTAGTCTGTTCACGCTTGGTGCGTCGTCTGGTGGCGGCAAGTCTACTATGGCCTCTCAGCTGTGTATCAACATGGTTAACAGCGGCTACAAGGTGGTGATTGTCCCGCTGGAGATGAGTAAAGTGGAGATGACCAGCCGGATTATAGCCAACCTGGCCGAGCTTGATGTGACTCGTATCCTACAGCGTCGATTGGCTACAGGCGAGAAGGAGAAGGCGTACGAGAAGTACAGCCGGTGGGTCAAGAGAGTGAAGGCACGAGGTGGTAGACTAACCGTTTTCAAGCCACAAGAAGACATGGACATTGAAGAGGTGTTTGCGTCTGTTGGCAGCTACGACGCAGACGTGGTTATCGTTGACTACATATCCCTCTTGAAGGGCGCTGACTCAGACGACGCCTGGCAGAAGCTTGGTGCTATGGCCCGTGTTGCCAAGATAAATGCGGAAGCTACAAACCGAGTGAATGTTCTGCTCTGTCAGGTTAGCGATGAAGGCAAGATCCGATACGCCCGTGCTATCTCCGAACACAGCACGAATAGCTGGGTCTGGGTGGCTGCTAAAGAGGAGCGTGAGAAAGAAATCGGCCGGATCCGTATCGAACAGCCAAAGGCTCGTAACAGCAGATCATTCCCGTTCGAGGTGGGAATTAACTGGGGCCACATGAAGATTGTAGAGGTTGACAGTTCAGACGGTATTGGCGACGTTCCGGAGCCAATGAAAAACTTAGCAGAGAGTACTTAAGGAGAAAGCTGTGAACAACCGTAAGATGCGCGTAGTAAACCTATTTGCCGGCCCAGGTACGGGCAAGTCAACAACCTGCGCTGCGCTCTTCGCTGAGTGCAAATACTTTGGGGTCAACACAGAGATGGTTCTGGAGTATGCGAAAGACATGACCTGGGAACGCAGAGGGGATAAAGCGTTCAAGGCCCAGGAGTTCATCTTTGGCCAGCAGTCATTTGCTCTGTCAAAAGTGGCTAGCGAAGTCGACTTTGCCATAACAGATGCACCACTGATGCTGAGCACAGTATACGGTAACGAGGAGGAACTGAGCAACCTAGCTTATGCAACCCACATGAAGTACGACAGCCTGAACATCTTCTTGAAGCGCAACAAAGCGTATCAGAAAGCAGGACGAAGCCAAACGGAAGAGGAGGCTAGGACTTTAGATGCGCGGATGCTTGGTATGCTGGAATCTTACCGAATCCCATATGTCGTCATGGATTTTGGTAGGCAGAACGTACCAGAGATAATGAGGTTGCTGGCGTCGCTAGGGTGGTTACGCGGATCGCCAGTAGACGTCTAAAGCATCCTGTTTTAGACCGTTTTTCAATGGTTTTTATGACCTATTTTGACCCCTCAAGTGAGTCCCACTTCAAGGGGTAAAAACTTGGTAAAGAGTGCTTTTTAGACGCCGCAAACGCAAAATGGGGTGGGAAGATCAGTTCTTCCCACCCCATTACCATTTAAGCCAAAGTAGAGAGGAGGTTGGTGTTCTAGCCAACCACCCCTGAAGGCACCCACCAACTACAGCTGACACACGGTTACAGTCGCGGCGCTCAGGTTCAAAATCACTGAGTACCCGCCAACACTGAAGCGAATGACCTCGATACCCATCTTGTCAACTGCGACAACCCGAGATGGCTTGACCCGCTCCAGGTCAAGGAACGCACCGACGATCTCAAGGGGACGCAACGACACGGCACTATCGTCGTACTCCAAGCCGTCCCAGTCGTACTGAAAGGTAGAAGCAGGACCAACAGTCACGATTGCCGAGGTAGCAGTGCCCTCTACAGCGATCTTGCGACGGATGATCTCTGCCAATGACTTCGTAGAGGCCGCAAGCTTCTCGGGCTTTTGACCTTCTCGCACCTTACGCAGATCATCGGCATCAATCTTTCCGTCGCCATTGATATCCAGCTTCTGCTGCTTCTTGGTAAGCTCCGCTGCTAAGCGGTATTTAGCTCCGAGTTTCATTTGATTCCCTTCCGTCATTCTGGTGCGAGGTTAAACCCGTATTTCTCAAAACGGTCTACCAGTTTGTTAGCCAACTTTACGAGAGGAGCAAGCCGGATTGGTCCCTCGTAGTCGTCATTGAAATCAGACCCACCCTCCACGGACATGCTGATCGCAGATGGCTCTTTGCTTTGAAAAGCAAAACTGATGGAGATGTAGCCATAGTCCTTTTTGGATGCGCCTTCTATCAACACATCGTGAGAGAATCGATTGTTGTCATACGCGTCACGCCTACCGAGAGCCTTATCGATCCTACATTTAACATTGACAGCCGCAAGATCAGACTTTAAGGCCTGGGCTGCTTTGTTGAGTGCCTGGTCAAGTTCCGGCGAAGAACCCTCTAGGGCTACCGAGCAAGCGCCAATAAGCGCCTTACGAAAGTTCTTGGCTTGACCAGCTGCTGCAGTAGTCATCAACCGTGTTTTTGCTTGTAAGATCATCGCGATCCCCGTGCGTTAAGCCACTGTACCCTGGTCGATCTCGTCCATGATCATCTGAACGTACTCGGGGTTGTAGCCGTAGAGTCGCTGGTAGTAGTCCTTGGCCTGCTTCTTCTGGTCAGCAGTCAGTGACGCGGTCACTTGCTTATGCAGTTCGCGAGGCACTGCGACCGGGTAGATGGATACAACCGAGTCGTACTCAACGGTCACAGGGATGCGACGTGAGAACGACAGAACTTTGACCTTGTCATCGGTGGTGGAGATAGCGAAGCCGTGATCCACGTCACCCTGGTCATCAACAAAAGCAACCATCTCAGAGGGGGCAGCCTTGGCAATGGTGAGTTGAGCCAGGCGAGGAGCGTCAGTACGACGTTGCACACTGGAAGCAACCAGGGCGGTCAAGTCTTCTTGGCCGTGGCGCGCCAAGTATTTGCCCCCCGCGCCGTCTTTAACTTCCCACAAGCTACGATCTTTGTTGTCCATCAGGATGTTGCTCGACATGATGCGGTATTTGGCCTTGATCTCTTCTTGAGACACCGCACGCACTGCCTTGTTAGCACGCACGAAACCCACTGCCGTGCCCTCGCGAATCCGCTTGAAGCTGGCCTTAACTGGGGTTGCCAGATAGTCCATCTTCTTGGACAGCTCCGCTTTGATGAAGTCGGCGTCCATTTCACCAGTGTAGCTGATGATGACCTTGGCCAGAGTTGGCGATTTGATAGAAAAATCAGTGATGTTGACTGTACGCATTTTTGGTTCCTTGATTGTGACCATCGATGTGGGGGAATTAAAACCTATCCTTTGCAAGATTCGGTTTGGGAAGAATCAAACTAGAACAATAGGGTAACCAGAAGGGATCCAGTCGCCAATCTTGTCCATGATATCTTTGTCAGCAGAGGCAACAATTATTGCTTCGTCGTAACCGTGATACTGAATAGCAGTGCAACCTGTTGGGAGCTTAGTGCCCCAAAACCTAACGCCCTTTCCTAGTAAGCTCTTGTCGAGGCCGGGGAAGGAAGACGCAGGCGTGAACGACTTGCCATCAAACACCACAGTGCCGTCGATGAACTTGTCGTATAAAGCTCGGTCTGTCAGCATAGCACAGGTATCACGTTTGACAACGACTGGCGTATCGTACCTGTCGGAGTACTCCTGGATAACGCGAACATGATCCAGATCTAAGACCTTCGTCAGTATCGAGATCTCTTTCAAGTACGTGTGCAGTGGCTTGATGGTCTGTGGAACTACCTCTTCGGTTTCTACCTTGCTAGGAACCGCAGGATCTTGGTAAGGCTGTATCTTGTACTTGCTGCTCAGCTTATCCCCATCTACAACTAACTGTGCTCCAGGCTTTCGAGTGAAATCAGCATCGTAGAGGTTGACATAGCGTTTGTTCCTTGAAAAAGAAACAGGGCCGTTTAGGGTATCGCTTTTCAGGATTGCCACCAGGCCGCCACCCTTAACCCAGCCACTCTTCTCCAAGAATATTGGAGTAGCGTGGTAAAGAAGACCAACTTGCTTGGCAGAGCGTAGGTGTGTCTTGTCCACGAACTTCGTACCTGGGTATTTCTTTCTGTACTCAGCTTTGGTTTCGTGGTCTAAGCCGTGAAACCAGTCTTGGCTACGGCTAGACTCCACTGTAGGGCTACTCTGTAGCAACCTAGATTTCGCCCCAAGTCTTACCACGACACACCGTCATCGATATAGTCGAAGCTGAAGCCAAGCGAGATCTCGACGGCGTTGGACTCAGCACCGTTATACGAGATCTCGTTGATTTCAGTGATGAACGCACCGGCGATGATGTAGCTCTTGCTCACGTTACCAGCGTTATCATACACATCCATCTCAAGGTTGACTTTGTAGCCGGACGAGTCAGCCCCGCTGTTGTTCTTCCAGGAACGCATGTAATCCCGCCATTGGCGGAAAGCCAATAAGGTAGCGTAGTCCACTGTCTCCATGAACGTCGCTTGGAACGTGTGATCATAGATCGCACGGCCAGCTTCTTGCTTTGCCGCACCGTGCAATTCAATCTTCACTGGTTCGATCTTGGAACCAGGCAAGTTAGCAGTCTTGCAGCGGTAGGTCATGCTCTGGGCGTTGCCCCCACCAGGAATAGAAGGGAAGAACAAGTCAAAGTTCCACGTCAAAGCACTATCAGGTAGTGCCAAAATATTTGCATATGAGGTACGAGACATTAGGTTTCCTTGATTAGTTTAGGTGCTGAACTTGGAAGAGTTTCGCATCGGGCTCACCTTCGTTGTAGATGACCTTGAACTCCTCTTCATAGTCAACACCATATTTAGTGCTTAAAGTGAACAGAACAGTGTCCTTGCTGACGGATGAATTAGCTTCGTCCAAGGCAGCTATAGCCTGGATGATGCCATTCAGGGTCTGTTTTGTGCTAGGCTGAAAAGTGTAGACCATCCCCTTAGGAGTGTCTTTCATCTTCGGCTTATCAATACTGGGATCGAGCTTGCGCAGAGCACGCAACAGAGCGTTGGCCACGTTAGAGTCCATACGCGCAGACGCGAGCAGGCGAGTTTTAGCTTCTATCATCATTTGCATTCAGTTCCTTATAAAATTAGTTGCCACTTTTTCTTACCCAAGGACCAAACAGGATGAAGCCCTAAGACATCACAGTTTTGTCGCTCAGTTAAGTCGGGGTCAAAGTGCTCTGGCCATAGTTTAGCCAATGATTCGCGGCTAAACCACTGTTTAGATTTTAACTCGGGCCCACCAAACCATGCATAATAGTCCTGAGGCTTCTCGGAGACCAGCTCGAAACCAACCGCACGGTACATATTACCGCTAAAGATGGTGGTGTCAGAGTAGCTCACTACGCTGCGTGGGTTCTTGGCCTTGACAAACGCGGATAGCAACTTGGAGGCACCCCCAGGTATATGCGCAGACGTCGCAAAGCGCGTTAGTTCGTACTCCCCGTCTTTCTTGGTGGACCCTCTGTTACTGACAGTCACATCAAAAAGCATAGCTGCTACCAAGGTGCCTCCTTTGTAAAGGCAGTAGGCTTGGCCCCTGTTAGGTGCCCCCTGAACGTGGTTCTTATTCAGGAAATCTCTTACTACATGGCTAGCACTGACTTTCATAACCTGGAGCTCACAGTCTCTAGCGTGTACCCTTGTCGAGGCAACTCCAGCTAAGTTCTGTACATAGCGACGAGCAGCTGCGCGATGTTTCCTAACAATGTTCTCAAGCACAAAGACTACACCCCAACCAGCGCACGCCGGATACGCCAAGATTTCTGCCTTGCGTTGGATCATGTACCCCTTCTTAGCCCAGAAATGTGGCACAAACTCTATAGCCACCTTACGATCAGGGAGTAATAGAGTCTGACCAATAACCCGGACTCTGGCGTCACCCACCCAGCTCGTCAGCTGGGTCATATACGGTTCACTGTATTTTACCTTCCCAAGCTTCTCACAGTATAGATTTGTCACCATGCTGCTCAGATTTGGGTAGCACCACCAGTCAAGAGGCAACCGCACTGAGTGGTCACCAACCTGAACGATCCACAGGACCAGGTCTCCCGCAGTTGATGCTTTGTTACGATTTACGTTTATCGCATGGGGCATCATTAGCGTCCACGTAGATTTGCACTCTACAAAACGCCCGATACTCCTTACCCAGAAGTCAGGTTTCCAACCTAGCTCGCGCACGAGGTCAATTGGGAACTCGGGATCAAACTGAGTGACTACATTATCAGGCCCAAACCTTTTAACTAGGCGCTTAACCAGCTTTAATTCAGCAGCACCCTGCACAGTGAAAGTTTTACCGGATATACTGACCGACTTAGTGTGAAAGCTCGCACGGAGGCCCTTTAGTGCCTGCTCTGGGTTCTGGTTTGGATTTTCAAACCCGTAGATCTTAAGCCAAGTTGCTTTGCACTTATCCATGATCTCCGGATTTGCTGTGGGGACCTTAAACCCGTACCTGCGCAAGTTGGTAGCCTCTATTTTGGCACGAACTATGTCCGAGCCAAGCCCCACACCTCCATAACGCTCTATGGTTGATGCTACGATCTTGTCCTTCACCTCTTGTAGCTGAGACGGGTGCTCGACGCCATGCTTCCGTAGACTTTCAACCCTACGTTCACCTAGGTGGTCCGGATTTTGCATGTTGTGGGCATACCCAGTACGTGCTTTGTAAGTGGCGCTAGACTGAGCAACGACCGCGGGGTTTTGACGCGGGCTACGGAACCCTGTGCGCTCTTCGTATGTGTCTTTGCGACGCTCAACGCAGGCAGTGATATCCGCTTTAGACTTATCTGCCCAGGTATCTTTTATCTTGGCACTGACTTCTGCGTTTTGGGTTGGATTCTTGCAACCGTAGATTTCGAGGTTAGTCTTCTCTCTCTTCTCTTGGGCCGCAACCCAGTCAACTTTAGCAAAAGACGCTTTTAGCTTGCGCTTTACCTCGGGGTTCTGAGAAGGAGACTCAGCACCGTAGCGTGCTAAGTTGGTGGCTCGTCTTTTGGCCACTATAAGTTGCATCTCGTCTTTTGTAATCTTTCTACGATTTTTCTCCCGCTCCGCCATGAAGAATTTATGAGCATCTTCTGGATTGGTCCCCTTACATTTGGTACACACGTACTGACGGATAGACAAGGAGCCACACATACCACATCGGTTATTTATCTCGAGGTTCCCCACGATTCTAGTCAAGTTGCATGGGAGCTCGTAACGAAATTCGTAATGGAGCTTCTGCCAGAGCTTGTAATGTTTTTCGTAGAGGATATCCAGGAAATCGCGGCAGCCTTCGCGCCCTCCTGGGTACTTTCGGAGCAAGCCCACGACCTTCTTAGCCTCGCTGTCTGTAAAGGTGCTATGCTTACCCGTTAATTTAGTAACCTCTCGCACCAGGTCAAGGCGTGGTAGTTTGAGGTCTAAAAACCTAGAAAGAGATCCTTTGCTGCTGGAATTTCCCATGATAATCCTAGTCAAAACAGAAATATGGGGGCCGAAGCCCCATATATCTATTTATAGTTATCACTGCCCAGTCACTTGACTCAGAGTTTCTTTGAAAGAAACACCAGACTTCGAGATCACAACTTGCAACTGGATCTCATGAATCGGTATGTTGGGGATCAGCACAACAGTCAGTACCAGAATACCAGAGTCACGCGCAGCAGGGGGGTTGTTGCTGTTGTCACACACGACGGTAAAGTCAAAGATACCGTCGGCAGCTTTCACCGTAGACAGGTAGCTTGTGCAGCTATTGACCAGCTGGCGTCGCACGGTATCTGTGTTCATTTCCTGCAATGCGTAGAGCAAGAACTTGTACAGAGAAACTTTGATCACGTTGACAATGCGGCGCACCGACAGCCAAGACAGGGCACTGAACTGGCCGGCCATTGTACGCTGCTCCCAGAGGGCAATACCCTGACCAACGAAAGTCCGAGTGTAGTTGACCTGGGCGTTGTACAAAGCACTAGCCTGACCATCATCGTACTGATAACGAGCTTTCAGCACGTTCAGCAAGCCACGGTTCAAACCGGCAATCGAGTACGCAGGATTAGCCACGCGGTCAGTACGCGCACACAAAGCAGCAGCCCAACCAGACGGTGGGTTGTACACTTGCTGGCCGTTGATCAGATCAGCTTGCAACAAGTCAGGGCAGAACAGAGCGGAGTAAGTGCTGTTCAGATTCAGGTCAAGATTGCGATAGTCAATAGCAGCCTGGAACTTCTGCTTGGAGCTGGGAACGTCCAGCAAGGCAACAGCGTCGCCGCGACCTTGAACAAGAGTGTCCATAGCCAACTGAAGGACGGGATCTGCCATACCACCGTTGATAAGGATGTTGACACCGTACAGCTGCTTATTGTTGAATACTTGCAGTGCCAAGGCAACCTGGCTAGCAGTTGGGGCAGAACCAGAGTCGCCGCCGTCTAATGCTTTGATGGCAAGGGTTGGTACAGACGCAGGAACGGTGGTCAATCCAGCCACACCAGAAACCACCTGGAGATAAGACGAGAATGGGTTGATCCTGTTCTCAATCTCCATCTGAACACCAGAGGCGTCTATCTTTGGAGTCAACGTACATTGCCACTGCTCCAGGACCGATGCCAACGGGTTAGTGTTATCGTAGATCGATACAGTGAACTCACGACTCACAGCACCTGTTGTAGGAGGCAGAACAGTTGTGTCGACCGTAAGTGTGTACGCATCAGTGAAAGCCAGAGTACCAGAACCAACGGTTGCCAACAAGCCGGAAGAGGGCAGGGTTGGGATCTCGCGGTAGACACGGTAACCAACTGCTCCTTGAACCGCACCCCAGGTCAGATTCACCTTGACGTTGGATGCACCTGCAAAGTTGACAGTGGCTGGGAGAGACTCACCGGCAGCTGTAAACGCAGTCACCTTGTAAATTGCAGACGCGTTGCTTGGAGTACCACTACCGGGAGACGCCGTGGTTGTGAGCGCAAGGTTTGTTGGAGGTACTGGGCTCATACCCTCGATCGCGACCGAGTAGCCGTCTCCGTAGGAACCAGGGCCTCGGTTAGCGTAGAACAGGGCCACACCCTCAGCTGTGGGGGAACCAGACACCAACTTGGCTAGAGCGTTCAGGTCAGTTTCAGTTGGTGCTGCAACTCCAGCAGGCACACTTTTAAGCGACATCACGGAGGCGTCGACAACCAGCAGCAATCCGGATGTTACGGCACCTGTACCCGGAACTCGGATAGACCACAGGTCGTTGCCTTCTGTGAAGAAGTTCAACGCTGCTTGGGTCGTCATCGAGATGCTGGGATCTGGGTCGCCGTACTCAAAGAGGAAATCGGTTGAGTTGGTGAAGTGGCGAGGATCAGTGCTGCCTTGAGCACTGATGATTGGGATGCAACCAATAGACGAAGAGGCGCTGGTGATAACCGAAGACAAATTGATTTCAGTAATGCGCACGTCTGATGCGCGGCTAACAAGTTGGACCATGATTTATTTCCTTGGTTAGATTGAGTCGGTATCTGTATCAGACGTATCTTCGACGGGGAGCTCAACGACACGAACTCGAGGCTCACCCACCAGCCAGTTGTGATCCACAGAGAATCCCTCTTGCAGATCCACGCGACCACGGGGCATCACGTAAACATAGTCCACCCCACTAGGAGTGTTAACACGCACTGATACAGGGTGTGTATTGAGGTTGATGACTTTGGTCATAAGAGTTCCTTGTTTAGAATGGAAAGAATTGAGCACCCGAAACAGCGCCTGGGTGGCTGTCCGCAAGCTGGATTTGATTTATCTTACCAACGCTAGTGAGTTCAGGCTCTGAGATAAAGCCGTGGATGGTAGCGGTGGTTGTTATAACGTACACAGACTCTCGGTCAGCTGGGTTTTCTCTCGGGGTTATCGGGATGTTATCCACGAGCTGATACGAGATACTGAGCTGGGTTAACCCGTAGTCTACATTGAAGTTCATTGTCCCATTGCGCCTTACAGACAGCCAGCGACGGATGTATCCTTCAACCGAATCAGTTCCT